CTGGAAGCGCTGTAGCATCAGCACCAGTTGGTCCAGTTGCACCAGTCGCTCCTGTGGCTCCAGTCGCACCTGTTGCACCAGCAGGACCAGTCGGTCCTGTATCTCCAGTTGGTCCTTGCGCTCCAGTGGCTCCCGTTGCACCTTGAGGTCCTGTCGGACCAATATCACCTTGAGGTCCAGTAGGACCTGTCGCGCCTGTAGCGCCCGTAGGACCCTGTGGTCCTGTTGGCCCTGTGTCACCTGTAGGACCAGTGTCTCCAGTGGCTCCTGTGGCCCCTGTAGGGCCTGTAGCACCCGTTGCACCAGTGCTGCCTTGTGGTCCAGTTGGGCCAGTATCTCCTGTTGCGCCTGTAGAGCCTGTTACACCTTGTGGACCAGTAGGTCCTACATCTCCCTGCGGTCCTGTTGGTCCTGTCGCTCCTGTTGAGCCTGTGGCTCCTGTCGCTCCAGTAGGCCCTGTTTCTCCAGTCGCACCAGTACTGCCCGTTGCTCCTGTAGGACCTGTAGGTCCTGTCTCACCCGTAGGCCCCGTTGCGCCAGTGGCACCTGTAGACCCAGTGGAACCTGTTGGACCCGTAGGTCCCGTAACGCCCTGTGCGCCAGTAGGACCCTGGGCACCAGTCGGACCTGTTTCGCCTGTTGGACCCGTACTACCTGTCGGACCAGTAGAACCAGTAGGACCAGTGCTACCAGTAGGACCAGTAGAACCTGTACTACCTGTTGAACCAGTTGCACCTGTTGCTCCCGTTCCGCCTGTTGAACCTGTTGGTCCGCTAGGACCTGTAGATCCAGTAGGTCCTGTTGGACCAGTAGGGCCAGTTGCTCCCTGTATTCCTTGTGGACCTTGATCTGCTGAAAGTGCTACTGCAACTTGTGGTGTAATAGATTCTACAACAATAAATGTTGTCATACTGTTACACCTCCAGTTACAACAAATCTACCTTCTAAAATTCTTGTGATTGTTCCACCTGAGTTAGCTACTAAATCGTAGGCATAACGAGCAGGTGCTATGTTGGTATCTGTAGATGTGAAGTTAACTATGATTCTACCTAATAGTGGATCAGTAGTTATCTTTCCATTAGCAGTTGTTGCTAATAATGTAGTGCTTTCTGAACCTACAAAGGGGCGTACCGTCATAGTAAATGTATAGTTAGTTAGATTCCAAGGAGTAACAGTAGTTCCTACTTCATCTTGGATTACAAACTGAAAATTAAATGTTGTTGCTTGATCGCAAACTAAATTATATTTAGCACTCAAGAGGATATCTTCCTTAATGCTGCAGCAGCAGCTAATCCACTGCTAGATGCTAATTGATTACATACTCCAGTAAAATCTTTCCAAGCAGACTTATTAGTGTTACCAGCAATCTGATTTAAAACACCAACAGTATCTGAGACAGTTAAGGTAACTGATCGCTGAGCAGCCCATTGGCGAGCAGCCAATGCTTCTCCTACCATTGCTGCAGGATCTCTATAAGTGCCACCATTGGCAAGGCGATTTAACTCATCGCTGAGGGTTGTACCTGCTACACCTAGTGCCACTTATTTCTCCTTACTTCTTTTTCTTCTTGGATACTGCTGCGTTATCTACCAGATTTGGATATGGTCTACCAGCAGCCTTTGCTCTTGCCTTAGCAGCACTCTTCTGTGCTGGCGTTAACTTCTTAGAAGTTTTCTTAGGGTTCTTCTTATCCCAAAACGCTACTTTCTTTTTCATTTGCACTTACAATCCCAAGCCCGTAGAGACTTGTTTATTCTAGAGTTTGGATCTTTCGCTGTCTTAGCAGAGGTCAGTTTAGATTTCATTCCGCACATACGACCACAGAAAGACTTACGCCTGCCTGCAGCTTTAGGTGATCTCTTAGCCTCAGCCTTTTTAACTGGAGGTTTAAGATTCATACCTTGTGCTTTAGCAGATGCTCTGCCCTTAGCGTTTAATCCACCTTTAGGATTCTTACCTGCTTTTCTTTGCCAGGCTGGACTCTTTGCCATATGCTCCAAACTTTCCTAGTACTGATCTGATAGTTCCATTCTTATTAAGACGAACTACCATTCCATCCTTTATTTGGATAGGGTTAAAACCATCGTGGCGTTTGTATTTGCCAGATGACATTACTTCTTCTTGGACTTCTTCTTAGACATTCCTGCCTCTGAAAGAGCAATAGCAATTGCTTGCTTACGGGACTTAACCTTCTTGGCAGACTTGCCAATATTAAGTTCGCCCTTCTTGTACTCTCTCATTACTTTGGCAACCTTCTTAGCGCCTTTGGCTTTCTTCATTGGCGAGGTGCTGCCTTTGCAGGAGATCCAGTCTGGATTGAATCGTAGGTCATATACTTACGATTAGATTCCTCTTGGCGCTCTGCATTTGGATATACTTCTAACTTAACATTTAGGTCTGGGCGAGTCTCGTAAGTTACGCCATCATCTGTATCTTTCATTATTTTTTCTTTCCCATCTTTTTCATTGCCATTTTGGCACCTGATTTTTTAGCGGCTTTTTTAGCCATTGCTTTTCCCTTTTTTGTGTATGGGAATTTTTTTCCATCTACCATTGGCATTGTTTACCCCTTATAGGTTAGGTTGATTCCGTCAAATGCTTTGCCAGCTTTGTCGGAAAGTGAGACTGCGGCATCAATATCTTTCTGCCTTGTGGATCTAGGTTCCATACCCTGCTTAACTGCAGAGTAATAACTGCTTAATTCTTTTTCATCCTTCTTAACTTTATCTTGATCCCATCCAGTTTTAGTAGGTGACACACCTACGAACATTGGAGTATTCTGCTTTAAACATTCAGCATAACTTTGGTGATCTTTTGTCTTACAACTTGATGTGCAATTATTCATTAAATGTTTTCCAAGTACTGACTATAACCAGCGTTAATTAAAATCTGTGCTGCGGAGTCATCTATCTCGTAGGTATGTCCGCCCATATAAACTGCATCTGCATTTGCTATATCATCTTGATAAGGAAATCTTGTTGCTGTAACTGTGGTTCCATTTACTAGAAGAGTTACACCTCTAGGTATATCTGTTAAGAAAGGATTTGTAACACCAGTATATGTTCCACCAGTGATAGGTCTTCCAGCAATTCTTGAGTATGGTGTGTCTTGGTTATCTGCAGTGATCCAAGTTTCCCACTCCCAAGGAGTTGTAAGTCTATAAGTCACATTTACCTTTCTTGTAGAACAGGGGCGGTCTCCCGCCCCTGCCTATTAAACAGTTGTTTAGGCTGTTGCTGTTGACTCAATACGGTATAGAGCTGCTTCGCGGAGTCTTGCGAATCCACCGAAGTAGTACCAACCGATTGTACGGAAGCGACGAAGCAAGTCAACCTCTGGACCAATGATGGTAGAGATGTCTTGTGCCTTTGCCTCTGCCAGAGCCTCGCGGCCTGCAATTACTGCTCTGTAAACATTTACAGATGGTGAAGCACCGTTGCTTACGATAGGAATACGAGGTGTTTCAATAACCATCGCACCCTCAATTACGCCAACTGCACCAGGGATAATTGTCTTTGACACATTGTCTGTGTACTTAACGATATCCTGGAATCCGCCTGTTCCTGACTCAGCGCGAAGATCGGCTGCTTGACGAGGATGTAGGTATGCTACATATAGTTCGCCCATACGAGGCACAGCCTTGTTGGTGCGAAGTTCTGTAACAGCCTTACGGATATTAGCAACTGTGATTGTATCGCCAGTTGTTAAATCAGAAGTTGTTGTGTTTCCAGTTCCTGCGTAGATAACGTTTGTGCCACCTGTTAGAACTGAAGCCACTACAGAGTCAATAGAATCTGCAGCGTTATAAGCGATGATATCTGCAAGAGCAGCATCTACATCGTTGAAAGAAGTTAGGTTTAACTTCTTAGTTGTTGTTACGGCTGAACCGTACTCTTGAAGTGTTACTGTAACCTGTGATGGGTTACCTAAAGCTACGGATGAAGCATCTTGTTCCTCAGTCAATGTTGCTGTGACTTGTGCTAAGTCAGAATAGATTGAGAATACAACTGATGATCCAGGCATAGCTTGCTGTACTGGCTTAACATCTGCAATTGATCGCATTACTGGAATGGATCGTAGTGCCATACGAACGTATTGATCATACGCGGTCTGGACTAATGCGGTAATGTCACCTGTACCAGTAATTGTACCTGCTGGTAGTGTCATTTAAGCACTTGCCTTTCGTTGGATTGGTTTATAAACCAGACTGCCTAATTACTGCATCCAACTCTTCTCGGCTATTAGCGTTTAACAACTTCTGCATAATATCTGCCTGAGCATTAGGTGAATTACCTTGCTCTGCAGCATTAGTCATACGTTGGTATTGCTTAGCCTGTGCTGGATCCACATTGGCTGTTTGGTTCTCAGTAGTTTGAATCCCGAAAACATCGGCATTTGATTCAAGCCACTTTGATACAGACTCCTCAGTTGGGTCTATATCCTGTGGGATAAACGAAGCGATCTTCGTATTTACCCCGCGAGCTGCGAGGGCATCCTTGATTGCTCTTTCGCGCTGCGATTTATTAAGACCTTCAAACTGAGCCTTTAATTCGGCTAGTTCTTTTTCCTTTTGTTTATTCGCTTTGCGTAGTTGCTTGATAAGGTCTGTAGATGTATCAACATTATTGTTGTCATCTTCATCCTCGTAGTCGTAGTTGGACATAGTCCATCTCCCATTCTGTTTGTAGTTGCGCGGACCTCATATAGATTTGGGGATTTCTATATGGCTTCCACTACTGGTCTTGTTATCGCTCTAATGGGCCAGTCGTTCCATTAGCAGGCCTAGTTAAAAGGAGCCAGCCCTATCTCGGCTTAGCGCTCCTCCAGTCAATCCAGATTGTCCAGCAAACTGCGCTTCTTCTAGAGCGGTTAATCTCTTGCGCTTTGCTGTTGCTTCTGGAGCATAAGTTAATCCAAATAATTCTTCTTCTGCAGTTCTTTGTGTGTAAGGTGATTCATCATAGAATCCAGCAAGTTGTGATCCTCGTTCAATTAGAGGAACTGCTGCTTGGTATCCTTGTCTTGCTCTCTCTGCAGTAACACCAAATTTAGCAAGTTCTTCTGCTCTAGCAACATCAGTTGCAAGACCAGCACCAAGTGCTGCGCCACCAATCTCTGCTGCAGTTACCTTACGCTTGATATCTGCTAATCCTTTTTCTGGATCTAAGGTATAGGCAAGGATATCTGAGTTACTAATATCAGGATAGAATTGTTTTAACGCATCCTTGACCTGTGATGGGGCGTTGATAACTCTGTTCTGTGCTGTAGCAATACGATCTTCTAACTCAGCAGCAGACACATCTCCAGAGATAAGTTTCTCAAATCCTTCTTGACGGCCAAGATCACCCTTTGCATAATAAGATGCAGGTAATCCATAGTTACGCATAATAGATTGATACCCATCTTCCAATGATAGATATTCAGCCTCTGATAATGCTCTTAATCCTTTTCCAATACGAGCAGCATTAGCAGCAAAGCGTTTCTTATAAGGTTCTGTTTGACGTAACCTAACAGCAAACTCTGATGGAGAAACATTCTCTTGAATTAAAGTTTTTAAAGGATCTACTAAAGCTTCAAGACCATACTGAGCAAACTGTGATCTTAATAGATCAAATGCGGATTGACGATTCTGTAATGCTTGATCTGCGGCTAACTTAGCATCTTGTTGTGCTTTATATTGTTCAGCAGTAAGAGTATTTCCGCCTCCAGTACTGCCACCCCCGCCACCGCCAGTATCAATTTTTACTGGTGTACCAGAAGAAATATCATAACCAAGAGTCTTTGCATAATCTTGGATAGCAGTTACTGATTTATCAATACCAGAAGTTACAGCAGCTAATTGTTTATTTATCTCTGCTTGAGTATAAGTTTTTTCTTGAGCAGGTTTTTTAATAACAGATTTTTTAGGTTCTTGAAATAGTGGATTACCTGAGCCGTAAACAAAGTTAGTAGCCATTATTACCCCTGAAATCCAAAGTCTTGAAAGACTTTACCGACTGATTGAAATACATCTTCTATAGCATTGTTGGTATATTGCCAACGAGCATCTTTACGAAGTGCCTTTTGGAACTCATATAAAGACATTTCTTTATCTGGACCAATAGCAGCCCGTAATGTTGGATCTGATAAAGATATAGTTGCTGGATTTATCTCTAAAGTTGTAGCCATAGCATTTTTATATGGAGAAAATACTGTTTCTAAATCTATACCTTGATCTAATAATGCACCCACTTTATCTGGTAAACCTAGTTTAGCAGTACTGCGAATTAACTGTTTAAAAGAATCAGCCTTCTCGCCAGACTCAATACGTTTAACCCAGTCTTCAACACTAGCACCAAAGTTCTTATCTAAATCTAAACCATTAGCCTTTGCAGTATTAGCAAGGTCCTGACGAATAGTACTTTGCTTACTCTCTTTACGTTGCTTATATTCAGGTGTTGATAGAATGATCTCAGTTAGGAACTGTCCTCTATCTATACCACCAGTAGATACGCCATTAATAGTCTTAGATGGGTTATCTTTTTCTGCTTTATTAAGTCTAGGTGTTAACTTCTTAATTTCTTCAGGTGTGGCATATCTACCCAATAAAGACTGGAATACTTGATTTATATATCCAGCAGCCTCTGTTGGAGATGAGATACTTACTGTGGTAGTTGCCCCACCACCAAGACCCTTAATAGCATTTGTTTCAATCTTCTTAAGATCTAAGAATTTATTGAAAGGGATCTCTTCTTTCCACTCTTGACTACGAGCTTGATTAGCAAGAATGGCTTGTTGGTAGGCATCGCGTAATTGATCATTATAGATACCAGTAGTAGGAGCCTTAAAACCAGCAGCATTTAATTTAGTTGCTAAATCTAAACGCTCTGGATCTGATAACGCCTTTAGTGCTCCTGGAACATTGGTTGCTTCAGTTACATAATCTCTATAGGTTACCTTAGTTTCGCCCTTGCCTTGAGCTTGGTCAGTTACAACCTCAGCCTTAGGAGCATACTTACCAGTACCAGCAATCTTTTGATTAAGATCATCAATCCTAGAATCAATTAAACTGGTATCTTGCCCCGCTCCAGCAAGTGCATCTCTATCCTTTAGAGCATCTTTAAGTCTACCTTCATCAGTTGATCTAGTAGCCTGTAATGCTTTCTGATCAATAGATGCTCTATTTGTATTGTAGAAATTAGTAGCAGCGTTTTCTGCAGTAAGTCTTGCTTGTTCAGCTTCGTTAAAAGCAGCCTGTGCCAAAGCCAAAGCATCCTTAGTTTGTTGCACAACAGTAGCACCAGCACTTGCTGGAACTCCAGCAGCAGCCCTTTGTGCGTTAGTAAGAGCAGCCTTAGCTTTAGTAGATCTGCTACGGGCTTGCTTTACTGTGCTTTCATTCTTTAGATACTGTTCAAGACTAACGGCCATTAGGCATTATCTCCCTGTTTATTCTCCAAGCAATCTACCGAATAGAACATCGTAGGCTGCTTGTGTGTTTTCATTAAATGTAGCCAGATCTTTCATACGAAGGATTGTGCTATCTTTAATTGACTGGATTAAATTAGATGATCCACCTAGTAAGTCATAAGATTGACGTTGATTCTTATATGATTGATATAAGTTAACCATCTCTCTTAATGCTTTAACTGTCTGAGGACTTACCTTTTCTACCTCTGGATCGGTAACCATAACCTCTAGGTCATTAAGGGCATTTTGACGATCTATAGCCTTTTGACTACCTTGAGATAATTCTTCTGCCACTAATGGATTACCAGCAAAGAATGTTGTCTTCCAAGTGTTAAATTGTTGACGGGCTAATCTGCGTATATAATCACTACCTGAGGATTGAAGAGTTCTTTCGTACTCATCTTTCTTCTCAAAGTATTGCTGTAAAGAAGATGCTGTCTGTACTTCTCTTAAGTAATCCTCTATTCTCTTGTTCTCAATAAGACCCATATCTCTCATAGTCTTATAAGCATCAAATGAGAATCCGCCCTTGTGAGGTATTAAAAAGGCTGCACCCTCTTTATACTTCTCAAACAAAGATTTGTTTTGATCTACGAACTGACCAGACTCTTCTGCATATCTAAAATATGCAACTGTTTTACGCTCTGATTCAGTAACTGTAAATGGAATTTGGTCTGGATATAGTTCAACCCACTTAGCCATTGCTGCATCATAATCACCAGGATATTGATTTAATAGATTAGTCCAAACCTGCTTGAAGCTGGCTCTTCCATTATCGCGTATCCATTCAGCCATATCAGACTTTAGTTGTACCTGTGGCGATGCTGGAGCAAAGAAACCAAATACGAATCTAGTTCCTAGAATACCAATAGTAGTATTCTTAACTCTGATTCTATATTCTTCTAGTTCTTGAGCAGTTGGTGGAATCTTGTTGCCAAGATCATCAAAACGCTCTGGGATACCATTACCTGAAGCCTCTAGATATGTAACTGCTTTACGCCAAGCGCTTGCATACTGAGAATTACGCTCATCTCTGTTTAAAGCAGCGTATGCTCTATTGATATGAGCAGGTAAAAATGCTGAAACTACTGGTTGATCTACTGCATACTTACCTAAAGTATATCTAGTAATAGTATCAGCAGCGCCTGGGTTCCAAATTCCTACTAAATTTGTAAGAGTGCTTACAGATACACCAGCAACTGGACCAGCAAATGTTGGAATTAATGAATCTGGGTTTAAAGATGGAGTAATCATCTTCACTTGCGCTCCAAATTGAATTGGAAGTGGAGATTTAAACTCATCTGGTAGGCCAAGAGTTGTTAAAACCTTATTTACTGCGTTATAAACTGGGGTAATTCCTGGGTAAATAAAGTAATCATTACCCTGATCATCCTGTTGTATGAATCCTGAGTGGCTAATTCCTTCATAAGTTAGTGCTGCCTTTTGAATTGCCTCTGGATTGTAACGAATAGCGCGAGAAATACGTCTGTAAAAGTCCTCAGTAGCCCGATAGAACCGAGCAAAGTTACGAATTGAGAAAGCAGTCTGAGTTCTAATTAAAGGATTATCAACATAGGCTAGTACTTCGCCCAATGCTCGTTCTTCTGTAACTCTTGCTAGATCTTGTTTAGCTTTCTTTGTGGCTTCTGCTAACTTGCCAGCACTATTTGGATCTATATCTTTTGTATAAGACTTAATCCAAGCATCTTCAAATCCAGACTTACGCATTTGCTTACGAATCTGAATTATCTGATTAGTTACAATTGGTTGACGAGACATACGAGCGTTAGCCATACCTAACCATCGCCATCCACTTTGAGTGAATGTAGCCGCATAGTTTCCAGTATCTGAAACTGGCACCAAAGATGGGCCAACTACATACTTAGGAATATCACCTTCGCTAGTAGGTAGATCATCAAGGGATACTTTTCCTTGTACTACATACTCACCAGTTTTTTCATCTAGAACGCGAACCTTACTCAAAAGATCTGAGTTGATTTTACCGTTCTTGCTCATTACAAAAACTTCTTTTGTACGATCATAAACTAATTTAGCGTGTTGATCTATATCAATATTCTTAGCAGCAAGAATTGAAGAATCTACCAAGTCTGGTCTGGCTTGTATAGCGTTCTTAATTTCTAAGATAGCCTGTGCTTCAGTCTTATGTAGGTTAGCAACAGCCACTCTACCTAATTCATCATTAGATATATAAGAGATACGCAATAACCAGGATACTAATGTAGCCTCATCTTGACCATCTAAGCGAACATTCTTAAATCCTAGTTGACCTGCTTGTCTAGTATATTTAGTCTTAGGGCCAGCGATACGAACGGCTGCGCCGCGAGTACCTACTTGACGAACCATATCTACTGCACTAGTTAAAAAGTCTCCACCAGTAGCAAAGTTAAATCCACCCTCAGAAATTATTGATAAAACATTTTCATAATCGCCATAAACGATTTGCTCGCCAAGAAGTTCAATTGCCTCATCATCTAGTTTGCCTAGACCAGCAGCTTCTAGATAGCGATTAACGCGACCTTCAGATAAAGCGGTGGCAAGAATCTTTCTGGTTTGCTCTACCACTCCACCTTCTGTTTTGGCTTGTAGTTTCGCAATCTCTGCCTTGGCAGTTGCAATCTCTGCTGGATCTTTACTAGATTTAGTTACTGCGTAAAGTTCAGAAATTTTCTTTTTACCAGCAATAATTTCTTCATCTAGTTTAGCGATTTGTTCTGAATATTTAACAGACTCATCTCTATTTACAATACGCATAATAGAACCCAATGGGCTTTCTGCCATTGTATCCACATTAAATGTGTCTAATGCTTTTGCTTTATCAACAGGAGATAATGCGGTTAAAACTCTAGTATTTAACCTACGACCAGTAGCAACACCCCAAGGAGTACTACCGATTGATAGGTTAACCATTAAGTCTTCAATAGAGTTACGAAGAGCATAACGAGGACCAGCCAAAGTTAGGAAAGACCAATATCCTGTCATTCTTTCAAGGAAGGCACTATTAGCGACAGGGCCTATTAACCTTTGTCCTAAAGTACTACGAGCAGATAATCTGTCTATATCTACCAAGCTAGGAACTGTTACCTTGCTATTAAAATCTGTAGCAAAAGCACCGACATCATCTAGAGCATCATCTACTCCAAATTTTTGTTTACCCTTGCCAACCATTTGTCGGCCAACATTTCTTGTTGGCTCAGTAGTATTAATACCGCGAATATCTGTAATTGTATTCATTAAGCCATAAAACATTTCTTTGCGCTTACCAATTTCTGGTGTATTAGCAAAGGCCTCTGATATAAGTTTAGATTCTCTTTGTGGCAGAACTAAACGAGATAAACGATAGATTTGATCTGGAGCATCTTTTGCAACCACATCTAATTCATTATCTTTAAACATAGGCGCTAAAGCGAATCTACGCTTAAAGTTATCTATACGGACATTTATATCCGCAGTTGAAAATCTTGCAGGACCAAACTTTCTAGTTTTATTAAGAGCCTGTACGGATTCTACAATTTGCTCTCTGCCATCAACAATAGCTTTATAGATACCAGCATCTGTTGCATCTTCTCCGAAGAAGGCAGAGTTAACTAACGCAGGTCCTACTTTATCAATATTAAATAATTTGTTTGTTGTAGTAAGTGTCGCAACTCTTAATTGGCGGCCTGGTGTCATACGAGGAGCAATTACTCTTCTACGACCAGCAGAGCCAATCATCATTTCGCCAGTTTGTTTACCGTTTAAGAAAAAAGCCTTGGCTGTTAAAACATCCTCAATAGGTTCATCTGCTTTATTAAAAGACTGAATTACTGCAGGACCAAACTCAGGCGCTAGTGTAGACAATTCCTTTTTGATCTGTGTTGCAGCAAGAGTATCTTTACTTTCTTGTGCCTTGCGTAGATCTTTTAATTTAGCACCGTATGAGTTCCAGAAATTCTGAGTAGATGGTAGATCAAAATACTGATTAAACTTAACGCCATCTGCAGCAGCACTGCCAGTAATAACTTCTACTGAATACTTACGAATATCATTTAACTTTTTAACTTTACCAGCAAGAAGTAATGGATCTGCGAAAACTCTATATGCAGCATCTACTGAACCTGAGATTGCTTTATAAGCAAATCCAGATCCTTCTAAAAAGCCAGGTAATAGTAAGTTAGCAACTTGACGACCAGGAGAATACTTAGCTGCATTAACTGCATCTAATGTATCTTGAAATAATCCTCTAGCCTGATCTTCTGCTAATTTATCTTGAAAGCCAGGAATGTTTGTTCTTCTAGGATCAGCAAGTGCTAGATACTTAGATTGTTCTGGAGTAGCAGTCTTGATGATTTCATCAATCTTTTCTCCAGCAGCAATACGCATTGCTACTGCTACTGCATCATTACCAAACTTAGAACGAGCATCTTCTATACGATTAGGGTTAAACTTCTTATCACCTTTATCGTTTGCTTCATTCCAGGCAGTCTCTAGATCAACACCTTCTGTTAATGAAATAGCACCAGTACGATATAAGCGAGTAGAAAAATCTGATACGTTTTGTAAACCAGCAAGAACCTTGCCACCAAGGTTTCCAATTTGTCCACCTGTATAGTGCCAAGCGGTGCCAAGCGCACCGCGAGATGGTTTAGTTATTGGGTCTTCATTACCCATTACTTTAACTAAAGAATCTTGTTGTGCTGGAGTATATTTAGCAGCCTGACGTTGTGCAAGATCAGATGGAAGATTAGATAGTTCCTTATGAACAGTTAATAATTTACTAAGGCTATCTACTTTCTTTTTGTCTGATTCTGATAAACCTGCCGCAAATGCTGCTGCTTTTAAGTTTTCAGACACTATTGACCTCTTGCTATAACCTGCTGATAAAGAATCGCTACATCACCAGTGTCATCATAAGGAATCATATCAGCTAAAATATCTGACAGTTTTCTTTGTGCAAATTTAGATTGCATCATTAATGCTTCTGGTCCAGGACCCTCACCAATTGCAACACCTGCAGTAACTGGCTCATCTCTACGCTCTGATGGAGCAAATAAAGGAGTTACTGGAGTTAATGGATTTGCTGGTCTTCCACCTACATTATCTGCAATACCACGAGTTGTTGCCTTCGGTGCTGCTGTATTTAACATAGCAGTCTCTTGTCCTTCACCGTATGCTGTAGATCCTAAATCTAAATCTGTTCTCTTTGAGAACTTACCAGGACCTGATGCTCCTGCTAATGGGCCTCTAGCCATCGTTGTTCTCCTTAATAGTTTCTAAATCTTGTGTAAACTCTTGCCAGACTCTTGCTTCTTGGCTTTTCTGGTTTGTATAATAAATACTCATATGATGCAGATCTTCTGCCAGCGCTTCAAATGCGCTAATTAAATTTAAAAAGAATCCTGATATTATTACGAAAAAATCTGATGAGCGAACTGGGCGCTGCAGATCTTCATCCATAACGCCCAGCCCCTTTCTTAAATAATTACTTCTTTACTGACTTGCCCTTACGAGCTGGTGCTGCATATCCGAAAAACACTTTTCCGCCTTCTTTTCCTGCTGGCTTGTTCTTGCCCTCAGTTGGCTTTGCGGTTGGTGCTGCTGCTCTTGATCCCTTATTCATTTTCCACCTCCTTACGCTCCGCCAATGGCGGCGAGTAGTTGACCTATATCGGGTTGAGATTGTCCAGTAGCAGGGGCCGCACCGACTTGTTGTTCTTGAGTTGGCTGCGAGGCAGGGGCGGGGGCCGCACCTGCTACTGGAAGTTGTGCTGCACCACCCATTGCTTGCTCCATTGGAGCAACTGGTTCTGGTGCAAATGCTTTTTCAATTACTGATTCTAAAGATTGTCCCTTTTGACGACCTTGGATTACTTCAGCGATCCTAGCCACAATTTGAGTTGGGTCTTGACCCTGCGAGGCAAGAGCGGGTATAGCTTGAGCATACTGAGCAACAGCAACGCGAAGAGAATCCCGCATCTCCTCAATGTCAACCCTTTGTTCTTCTTGCGTAACATTTAGATCTAGTGGTATCTCTCTGCGAACATAGTCGCGGCTAACTAACTTATCTGAACGCATTTGTAGTAATGCGATAATGGCTCGGTTAGGATCCATACCAGACATAATTCCATAACGAACATCTACGCCATACTCGCCCTTGATGTCGCGAGATGGAATATATTTCATTGTGTAAGGAGTACCGTCATCGGTTCCCTTAATAGACTTAGTCATAGATCCAAAGATCTTCTCATCTACCTCAAAGCATAGACCGATTACATCTTGGAACAACTTAGCAAACTGTGCTTGTGCTGCTTTGATCTGTGTGTCAAAGCCTGCCTGTAATGCTTGCACACCACGACCAGTGATAATAGAAGCATCTAATTGACCTGAACGAGACTCAGGATATCTAGCACCTAAGCGAAGTTCTCGCTCTAGTACGCCAGATTCTGTAAAGACTCCTGGTGGTAATTCTAGTGGAACTCTACGAATACCTTGTGGGTTAGCAGATCTCATAATTGAATCTGGACCAAGTGCTAACTCTTGTACATCCTGTGGGATTGCAATAGGTGCTTGAATAGATTTCTCTGCTGCTTGAATTTGTAGAATAGCAAATCTTGAACGAGCAAGTTGTACTGCTAGTACATCATCAAACTGTCCGCGAGCCTCGCCATCTAAAGATGAGCGAACTGCGACTCTTGCTAAACACTTACCAATTGGGTTTGGTGTGTTAGATAAAATTAAGTTGTTACGTTCTGGGATAAAGAGCATATCTTGGTCTTTATCGTGGTAACGCATTACTGATAGATAAGGTGATGCTGATTGATATACGCTACGAACATTTAGAATTTCATTAGCGTACTCAGGAAACTGTGCTGCTAGTGATTCAGCATCTGATACAACTACCTGTGTTAAGGATGTGGTACGACCAAAACGGTCAATCTCTGGATACACACCGAATGGGTTAAGTAGTCGGATGCGGGGATTGTTACCTTCATAATCCATCTCAACGAGAGCAGGTAACATACCATAGGTGTTAAACCAGTCAGCTCCTGAGTACATCTGTAATGGTAGATCTGATGCTGCAACATAGTAGTTAGCAATACGGGTTCTAATATCAGCAGCTTTGCGCTGAGCATCTGAAACCATATTGGTAGCGGAGCAGTTAAATGATGGCATAGGTGCCATTGCTTCTGCTAAGTCTCTTGCTGCTACATCAATAAAGTTTGCTACTAGTGGCTTTGGATAATCCTCTGAGAACATAGAAGGATATACCTTAGAGATATCACCTTGACGAACTGAGAGTACATCTCGCATACGTTGATCACGAGAGGCGTACTTGGTCTGTAGTCTCTGCGCCTTTGCGTAGATCTCTTTAACTGTTAACAATTGTTCTCCTTAAATAAAGGTACGTTGCTTTTCGTTAAGCATCTCATCTATGTTTATAACCGTTCTCTTACGCTTCTCTGAAGTTGATAGGAAAGGGTTACTCATATGATGCTTAGCGTGTATACCTTGGTTGAGCATCTCTCTTGCTCGGATCTCACAGAACCATAAAGCCATAACCATATCGGTCTTGCCTTTAGTAGTAGGCGACCAAGTAATTAACTGTTCTATTAATGATTTAACATTTTCAGTTTGATCACTTGGAAGGTGCATTAGATTATCTCTATGGTGCTTACCATCTTGTTGCTTAGTTCCAAATAAGGTAGACATAGAGGCTACACCAAATCCTGCATCCCACTTATTGTTACCAGTATGATGCTCTCGTAATATAACACCACGAGTTGCAAGGTGTGCTCTAATACCTTCGTCTTGAGTTAAGAATGATTGGAAAGCATTTCGCTCTACAATCCATTCAGTAGGACCGTAGATAGAGGTCCAGTTAAATATCAAATCTCTGATTTGTGCAGGTGTTGGTCTAGTGATCTTTATAGCATCTACTATATAACGCTTATGGTTAATGCGATCTATCGCATAGCAGATAGCTGCAGTATCACCAATCATTGCTGGGTCTAGACCACAGATTATAGAAAAACCATTTAAATCTTTTGGGTGACCAGGATGACCTGGGGTAAGCCGACCACTCTTACGCATACCATCAATAGAGCCGCGAACGCACACAGGATCAAAAACTGCATCATCAGAGATGTCTTGTTGCTGGTAAATGAGCGCCCAAGTTGAAGCATCCATACTCTGTCGCTCATTGAAAAGATTGCGCCCGTTCCATCTGGGGTATAAGCCATCTTCGTTCTTATCCGTTTCAGCTTGTCCATCAAAGGGTTGATCTGAGGCAGGCCATAAAGTTTCCCACTTCTCAGGGGATTCATCTGCGGTTAGAAGTGCTGGCATAGCCAAGTAGGTCCAAGGAACTATACCACCAGGGTATCTGTCTGGGTTGCGTAGTTCTTTGTATAGGTCAACTGAGGCTACGCGAGTGCCAATGATAATTAACTTACCTGTTGGGTTAAGACGAGATCTAACATCTTGGGTTAGCCATTTAATCTGGCGTTCAAAGTCATTTGCATTTGATAGGGTTACAGCATCATCTACTATAATCATATCTGCTCGTTTACCGTAGATCTGACCACCGATACCAACTGCTTCTATGTTGGGATCTTTTTCGCTAGATTCACGCAACTCATCACCGAAGGTAACGCGAGTTGCTTGCCACGATGCTGACTTAGATTTGAACCCAACCCCAGCAGCGTAGGCAGTCTGTAGTTCTTCATACATTGGATGTGTTAAACGTTGCTTAATAGCGTAAAGAAAGTCTGCTGCTAAGCGCTGGGTTTGGGAGACTATTAGGATTCTAAAGTTAGGGTTCTTACAAACTTGCCAGGTTACATAATCAACTGTGATGGTGATTGACTTGGCGTGGTTTGGGGGAATGTTTATAAGGATACGGTTATTAGCAATACCCTTTTCGTACTTCATAGATGGGTGGAACCAGGAAGGTTCTTGTCCCTCTATAACATCCACCAAGTTCTGTTGGTGGGCAAAGGTAGAGTTATGAAGAAAGCGTTGCCTGAACTCTGCAAAGGATAGATCGTGAGCATCTCCTGATGCGAACTGCTTGTCCTTAAGACCTAGCCTAGTTCTGTCTACTTTGTCAGCGAAGACCTTGTCAGTTCTACGATAGTACTCGTAGGTCTTCATAGATTTTCCTGCGGAGGCACAGGCCTGCTCTATTGTCATAGCTTCTGCTACACAACTTAGAATAATCCGTTTTGCTATATCTGCTGAGTTCTCAGCCATTAATCTCCCTTGTGGATAAACCTGTGGATAACTCCACGAGATATCTTAACTTAGTGGGGAGGAAAATTATTAGTGGAGCGAATAATCTATTACACCTGCCGCGAAGTGTGTGTGCTGTTCGGTTCGCTTCACTAGAACGTTACGCTCCCGAACGAGCCACAGCGAAGTGAGGGGTAAAGCCTCGCTCGCCCTTAGGGGCATCGCGGAGGCTTCGCCGTAGCGATGACGGGTCGTAAAACTCATCACACCCCGTTTTACTCCCCTACTATATATAAGCCGAGAAAAATAGCTCATTTCCCGTTTTCTCACAAAAAATCTTTATTAATGTGATACACTTCACTTATAAAGTATACCAAATCGGACATTACGGACAGCTAGGTTACACTTTAGGAAATATATTTATTTGGGGAGTACAGTAACAATTAGCCGCAAAACTTAAAGGGTGGGGTTGGTTATCCACAGGCTACGGCAGACCCCCACCCCCTGCCCTGCCCTGTCCCGTATTGGTAAAGGTGTGAGGGCTTGCTACCGATCAGGCACAATCCAGTACTCTCCCCTAGTTAATAAACTGCTTGCGATCCAGATCTAAATCCAGATTTTAATCCAACCCGATCCAGTTGCAGATCTAATCCCTGATCCCAATCTTCAAACCCTCAACCATCACTTGACCCCTTACCCCGAGGTCGGGCGTGTCGCAGCTTATGAACGGGGCGACACTTTGAAACTGGATTAAATTCAGTAGTTGACCTAATAGGGGATCACCCCTTACCATTTACCTATTGAAGCACACCGCTTCAATTAAGAGCCTAAGAGGAGAATAAAGATATGACCCGTAAAGACTACAAGTTAATTGCTAATGTAATTGCGACAAGTTGGTGGGGTAGTGCTGACTTAAAATTAAGTTTTGCATCAAATCTCGCTGATGAATTGGCACTAGATAATCCTCGCTTCAATCGTTCAGTATTCTTAACTGCTTGTGGGGTGAAGTAATGCGCCACTACGAATTCAAATTATCATTTCAAACTTACAGAGATTTAACTCAGCAAGAGTTAATGAATTTGGAAAATGCTTTAACTCTTCAAATTCAAGAGCCAACCAATGCAGAGCAAGAAGATGAAGATTACGAGACTAAATTCATCAACTGCACAATTCAGAATTTTGATGTTGACGATAAGTGCTGTCAGCACGATTTAGATCCAGATTGTGATTGCTGTAATGCAGTTTGCCCTGATTGCCAAGATGATGATTATTATCTAGCAAGAAAAGATAAATAAGGCTTGATGGCGGGCTATCGCCTATCTTCTACGAGGTAGGCGGTGGCACTCTCTCAAACTGAGCAGAGTGGGAAAGATAGGACTATGAACTCTAAGTGCCAACAATGCGGGCAAGAATTAGATCTACTAACCGCATTTACTAAGTACCAAATCTGCGGTAAGTGTGTCCGCACTAACCATAGAAAGGCGGTTAAGTAATGAACGATCAGGAATATAACGGCTGGTCTAATTATGAAACTTGGTCAGCCAATTTATGGATAACCAACGATCAGGGGCTTTATGAGATTGCAACAGATTACGCCAAACAGGAGATTGAAGGCCACGATCAGGAGGAGGTAATCAATCCTTACCACCTTGGAGAAACCTTGCGGAATTGGATAGAGAATGATCTGCTCACCTTGGAAAATATCTCAGGCAATCGGGATCTATTCAATATGCTAACCGATATTGGATCACTTGGAAGAGTGAACTGGAGAGAGATCGCAGAGAATTTTATCAATGAATTAAGGGTGGATTGCTAATGAGATCTAAAACCTATTACCGAGTGAGAAAGATGGCAAGGATCGCCTTCTGGCTCTCCTTGTTGGTCGCCTTGTACCTAATCTCAACCCGCTTCTGGTGGAACGGGGGAGGTTGGTGCGTGGGAACTTTGGAGGTGTGCGGATAAAAATCGGACATAAGGGACAGCTTTTGGTGGCGTTCTATGCCATCCCCAGCAGGTGGGGGATGGTGTGGTATCCTACCAACAGTAGGAGAGAGGGAGAGCGAACGCTCTGCCTTAATTACTGATAGGAGAAGGTAATGAGCAATAAATTCTGGTCAAAGTATTATGGCTCTTTAGTTGGGGCTGAAATACTTTCATTTGATGGAATGACCGAGTCAGATTTCGGTGATGGATTTCCATCTTTTACAGTTAAATTCGCTGATGGCACATTAAGCCAGATTGAGATCTCACAAGATCCTGAAGGCAATGGGGGCGGATTTATATTTGGATTAAAAACTCCTGAAGTTGTGGCGGTGAAGTAATGGAAACTGCAACTAAGCAAGAGATCCTAGATAAAACTAACGCAATTCTACAGGAGTATAAAAACCTAGTTATGCGCTTATGGGATCTTTATGAAGAAATGGATCAAGAAGATACAGATCTAGTTAATGAAGTGGGGGCGGATAAGTGGTTTAAGTACGCCTTTACCCTATCTCTTGATGAGTTATGGCACGAGGCAGGTAGTTGGGAATTAACTAGAGAAGATCTAAAGATGGAAGGAAATAGTAATGAGTAAGATCAAAAGACATCTAGAGGATCAGATCGTAGTTGATGGCGCTCACCACGAGGAGACTGGGTGGAGGAGATACATCTACTTTGAATACAAAGGCAACAAATACGAGATCACCCTATTCTGGGATGAGTTCAACGGGTATGAGAGTTATTGGCGAGTACCAGACAGAGTTCCAGATTGGGTGCTTGAGTGGGATGAAGAGGCTCATAATGGTATGAGTTTTGAACACTACATAGATGACCTAACTTGGGAGATGGATAAATGAACAAGTGTGATAACTGTGGCAAGGAGGCTCTAATTGATTACTGTAATGAGCATATCAACTCAGACTTTACTTGCTATGAACTAACTTGTATGGCTTGTAGCTGGCATATCAAAGAGTGCGATACTACTAAGCATTGTGAGGTGGCTGTATGAAGGCTACACCAGCAATATGTGGCGACCACTTAGTCCCAATAGATCAATGCGATTGCCTAAGTTATATGAGAGAGATAGCACAATCAGCAGAGAGGCTGATACAACTAGCAAAAGAGAGAGAGGAAATGAGCAAATGAACTGCAACTTATGCGGGTGTGAGGGCGCATACATAGCACACAAGATAGGGAGAAAACTTATATCTATCTGTAATAATTGCTGGTATTACGAAACTAAACTAGAGAGGAAAGGAATATGAGCGACTATAAAGACTATGAGGTACGAGTTAATTACGAGGGCGGTATCTATATCTCCGCCCGTAATGAGGAGGAGGCGATAGCAATCGCCAAAGATATTATGCTGGAAGAAACCAATCCAGATATGGCTAAGTATATGATCTACAATGCGGAAGAAACTATCTTGAGAGAGAGGGCAAGCGTATGAAAACTTATGAGGTAAGTATAACTATCACCTCTAATGGACAAGCGAGGGTGAAGGCTACCTCACTAGAGGAGGCGTGGAAGCAAGCGAATAATCTGACTATCGCTGACTATCAAATGTTAGATGGTAGTGAGGACAAGATAGAGATAGTGGAGGTGGGAGTATGAAAACTATCTGCCAATTCTGCGGGTGGGAGATAACAAAACCTGAGTGGTATAACAGTTATGACGGGAGCTATGCCTGTGATGATTGTCTAATGGACAAAGAGGTAGAACGACAGAAGGAGATGTCTAATGGCTGAGCCACGCTACTTAATGGGAGATGAGTATGCTCTCACTGGAACTGAGTTAGATATAGTCAAGTGTAAGGAGTGTGCCAGCGAATATGATTACGCTGAGTATCACTCCTACACCTGCTCCGATTGTGAGGATAAGATGATAGCGAGAGAGAGGGAGCGAGTTAATGGGTGAGGTAGTAGAACTGCCCAATAGGGATAAGATAGCGGTCATATTCTATGAGGTATCAGATAGTCAAGGGATAGCTATTTGGGGCGGTGAGAACCCCACACAAGCCCTTAAATGGTATCGTAATAGCCCACCTGAGAGTAAGATTTGGGTATCGCAATGGGAAACAGATGAGGAAGATGCCAAGCAGGTAATAGAACCTGTGGAAATTACACCGATAGTCCTTGCTACTATCGCTGATTGTATGGGAAGATGGGGAAATGGATAAGGTTCAGAGAAGAATAGAGGTGGCCAAATCTCAGGCCGTTCGTAAGAGAAACTACCGAAGAGCAAGGGATAGGGCGTTGGCTCGTTTGAGTAAAGATTACCCAAATGTATATCGCACCTACCTTGAGGAAGAGATAGAGGCTGATGAAAAAATGGGTAAGAAGTGGCTTGATATTAATGGCAACACTAGGTCTGCTCACACAAGGTCATCATAAATTATTTCCACCACCAGTAGGTAGAATACCTGATGGTGTAATTGAAAACAGGAAGGCTACTCAGGATGAGAAGAACCATAACAAGAAGCTCGCAAAGGACTACGCTTCGGCTGGTTTCGGGTGGAAAGGAAGAGAGTGGGAGTGCTTACTCTCCCTTTGGACCCGTGAGAGCAGGTTTGACAACTTTGCCAAGAACCAACGAGGATCAAGTGCTTATGGAATTGCTCAACTCCTTGGAGAGAGAGATAGCAGACCTGAGTATCAAATCTTGCGAGGTCTTAAATACATTGATAAGCGATACCAAACACCTTGTAAAGCATACAAGTTCTTTCTCAAGCACAACTATTACTGATGAAACTACTTGATCTATACTGCAAGGCTGGTGGTGCAAGCAAGGGCTACCAGTTAGCAGGCTTTGAGGTAGTAGGTGTAGATATAAAGAAGCAGAAGCGTTATCCATTTGAGTTTATTCAGGCTGATTGTCTAGAACTTATGAAGGATATGGATTTCCTAAGATCCTTTGATGTGATAGCAGCTAGTCCACCTTGTCAAACTCATAGCATAACTCAACACTTACGCAACGCTCAGGGTAGATCAACGGATAAGGTTGACTTGATACCACAGACAAGAGAGGCATTGATAGCAAGTGGTAAGCCTTATGTTATTGAAAATGTGCCTGGCTCACCATTGATTAACCCAATACAGATGTGTGGTTCATACTTTGGATTAAAGGTTAGAAGGCATAGAAGATTTGAAAGTAATCTACCTATCGTTGGATCACCTTGTGATCATAAATCACAGGGCAAACCAGTAGGTGTGTATGGATCTATGCGAGATGAGATACCAAAGGGTGGTCATACTGCTAAGAGTATTGAAGAAGCAAGAGAGGCAATGGGAATTGATTGGATGATATGGGGCGAGTTGGTAGAAGCAATACCACCCATATATACTAAGGAGATTGGTAAGCAACTACTGTTGTTAATGTAATATAGTTCCTTCCTAGGACAACAGAAAGCTCCGCAGTTTTGTTCATTTACTGCGGGGCTTTTTTAATTGGAAAGCCCCTTCGGGATAGGAACCGAAGAGGCTAAGAGAATTGTAGCACAATTACTTATCAGTAGTATAAAAGCCACTACCTCTAAAACTTACAGGAGGAGAAGCATAAACCCGAACAGCGAGATCACCACAACAGAGAGGGATATCTTCGTTATCATACATAGACCTTTCTACTGACTTGATTAGGTTGCAGGTATTACATCTATATTCGTAGATCAAAACTCTTCCCCATCTTTAACATTAAAATAACCAACAGGCTTAGACCTACTCTTCTTATTAGCAAACTCAGTAGTAATTGGTAGCCACTTATCTTCCCACTTGGGCATTGGGAGTTTAGAGAGGTTAAACCCCCAGATGCCTAGCGGTGTGGAGTTGATATACCAGGGAGTAAGGGACCTGATACCAGCCGCCATTATGAGAGAGGAGTATTTATGTTCCTCTATTAAAAGATCGTCATAGTGTGTCTTCCTAGACTTTAATTCTATAAACATCTTATGTTCCATACTGACACAATCAAAGCTATCAAACTCATCTTCACTCTTACTCAGATCAGAGAAGTGAAACTCTTTTAGGTAATCAAATAACTCAGACTCTCTTAGTACATCTATTGCCAAGGTGAATCACCACCTAAGTTATCTTGTAATCTACGCAGAGCTGAGGTGCATCTACGATCAGCAGTAGATACTGCTACCTCTAGATACTGTGCTATCTCTTGCAAAGTATTGTTATCGTAGTAACGCATACGAAGTATGATCTTGTCTTCATCTTCTAACTTTAAGTATGATCTCTTTACATCTATTAAGATAGCAAGGAGGTTGCCACCCTCAGCAGGTGCTGGTTGCTTACGAGGTGTGCCATCATTGATTAACTCTTGTGCTTGCTCTAATACTGTACCTTCAATAACTGATGCAAGGATAGATGGCATTAACTGAGCGATAGTTGCAGTATCGTAGAAGGCTTCATCTGTTGGATGATAGCCAGCCTTGCGAGCCTTCTCTTTACGAGCATACTTCTCTGCAATTCTACGCATCTGAAATGCAATTCTGCGCTCACTATGCTCACGCTTCTCTTTGTTCTCTTCATTAAGTTGATCTAAGTATTGACCTTGTCTACCGATAGCCCAAAGATAAAGCTCTTGCTTTAGGTCATCTCGTTCTACCCAACCTTTAAACTTACGAGCAATAGAGTTAGCCACTGCTGGTACTAGGTCTTGCATAATCGGGTGTAATTCTTTAGTCATCTACTTTTCTACGCTTCTTATCTACTAGGTGTGCTGAATTACTTAGGCCAAGTACCTTCCAAAACCATAATTGCAATAGCAGAATAGTTAAGTAGATCTACAAAACTATCCTTTAAAGATTCATTAGTAGGCTCAGCACCAGTATCTATGAGGTGATTGATGCGAGCAGTCTTGTCGTGCATACGCACTCTTAATCCATTAAGCGCACCACCAGGTGCGTTAGAGATATTAGTTGGACCGTAATCTTTATGCTTATCTAGAAGTAGATTACCTGCATCATCTAATACCTTCCACATATTAGCAATAAACTCTTTGCTTATCCCTTGATTGGAGGTGGCGATACTGTGATCGTTTCGCTTTCGTAATCTATCTTGACTATCAAGACTCCAAATGTCGTTAACCATACGGCTAATTCCGTCAGGTCCGAGTTCCTCATACATTAACTGCCCCCAATATCCGTTTTGTCTCTTCTGTACCTTTTGCTAAATATACCTCATTTACATCCATACCAGGTGGCAACACACAGATCGTTGCGTTGATAACCTCTGATGCTACTCTCCTAGAAAACTCAGCTCCTGGATTAGAACCATCTTCTTTAACATCATTATCACCTATAACTAATACCTTTCCATACCCATTCATCATCTTTGCAAAGTGTGGTTTCCAAGCAGCAACACCAGGAACTCCAACTGCAGGTATGCCTAAAGCACCAGTACAAATGATTGCATCTAACTCACCCTCACATACAGCGATAGTGTCTTTAGATTCTAGTAAAGCACTCACATTAAATAGGTGAGTCTTCTGACCAATAGCCATACCATACTTAGGTTTGCCCTCATCTAATCTTCTAAACTTAAAGCCAACACACATACCAAGAGCAGTAAAGTAAGGGATGGATAGCCAACCCTCATAGCCCTGATGCTCAGGTAGTGGATCAACCACTGTACCTAAACTAAAGGACTCAGCTATCTCTTTAGATATACCACGTTCTTTTAGAAACGTTGCGGTTTCTACGTTTAGACCCTGCTGGTAGCGAGTGGCCGCTTGCAGATATGATTTCAATTGCTCTTGCGAGAGCATCTTTAAACCCCAAACTTTCTTTCTCCATTACAACATTGACGGTGTTTCCACCCTTACCGCAGGTATGACAAAAGTATAGGTTCTCTACTGTGTTAATCACTGCTGACTTACGAGAGTCATCGTGCATAACACACCTAACTGAACAAGCCCTGCCCTCTCTTACTTCCCCACCATAGAACTGAACTACTACTCCAATGGGAATTGCGTTCGCATCGGTTCTGCCATTAGTTTTGCCAGACTTCCTACTTCTGGACCAGTCTTGTGCTGGCATCCGCAGTCTCCTTTGCATTTACAGTGGTGCTTATAGGCTAACTTAAAGTGGCGTTTAACATTCTCTTCGCCACCCTTCTTGCAGTGTTCGCAGATCATTCTTTAACTATTTCCTTTTCCTTATCTGGTACTGGCTCAGGTGATTTCTCCAAGCCTTGCATAATCTTAGTAGTAGTTATCTTTCCACTAGGTACTGGCATCGCTTACCCCTTTCGTAGTATTTGATCTAACTCTTTCATTTGTATTAAAGATTCTGATGGAACGTACCAAGTTTTCTCATTGTACTTCCATTCATCCCTCTTGCAATCAGCTCCTACCATCCAACCAATTGCTCTGTATGGAGTACCTTTATAATTAGGAGCATTACGTCTAGTCTTATGTCTTAATCCATCTGCTAGTAATATGTAAATGAGGGAGTCATCATCCCTTATTGTATATCTTAGTTGTGGCTTCTCTCTAAAAGAATATCTTACTTCTCCCAAACCAGGGATATCTAATTCAGATTTCCATTTATTATAATGTGGCACAAAATCATCTTTGCCAACCATACGGGCAAAGGCTAACTCACTCCCAACAGCAACTGAGTGTTGCCACATCTCCCATAAATCACCTTCAGAATAATTAACATTACGGGTTGGATCTCCAAAGTAAGGCTTCTGTCTTTGATATCCAATCTCAACAGAGATGGCTTCCTCTTGTGGAGTTAATGAATACTCCCACATTATTGTTTCTCCTCCAACCATTGCTCTAGATCTTGAATTACCCAAGCCTGTTCTATTCCTGCATTACGTCTCTTTGCTATTACATAAGATAAAGGTGCTGGTCTAATACCTCTAGCACCAGCATAGTTCTGAGCTTCAGTAACAGCCTCTCTCCAGAACTGCGGTAGATCTAATGACTTAGTATTCTTTAACTCTAAGATGTAGGTTTCTCCAGCAATAATAACTACTAGATCACCCTCATCCTTTTGTCCTGATAAGCGCAAGCGTTCAGCATTAACACCCTTAGATCTAAACCACTTCATTACATCTAGTTCAAAGGATGCACCCTTGCGTTTATTCTTTGCGCTCATCTACCTTTACCTTGTTTACTTTGTATGTTTGTTGGCCATCTTCTTCAGATACTTCAACAATTCCTGCCTGTATAAGTATAGAAGTAAAAGCAACAAAATCACTTTCCAATTTATTAATTTTATTTTTGACATATTGAATCTCCGTATTAGCCATTAACCAACCTTGTCTCTCATACTTTCAAACCTTGCATCTCTGTTTAACATACGACCATAGTCATCAGCATCGCTGATCTGACAAGAGCCATAGTTCGTAAACAAAGTTATGTAATCCTTACCATCTGCAGTGTGCCTACCAAATCTATTCTTAACTGCAGCAACTCTAAGTTGTTGTCCGATAGGTTCATAACCTAGGGTCAAGATCATTGCTGGTAGTTGAGATACCTTACCGTGAATAGCCCTACGGTGAGGTGGTTCAGTGGTGGAGCCATACTCAGATTGCTCGCTGACGTGATGAAGTACCATCACACAGGCTTCAGTCTTGCGAGCCATATCGTGCAACTCCACCATTATCTGACGAAGCCCAGCCCATTCATTATCTGATTCTGCTGCCACATTCATTAAGTTATCTATCACTATCAACTCTGGTGCGATACCGTAAAGTTCAATATAAGCCTTGATCTCCATCTCTATATCATCTAAAGATGGTGATGAATCAAAGACCCATTGAATGTTTTGTACCTGATCAAACTTATCATCATAGTATTTACTATTCTTATTTAAGTTCTCTTCCACCAGAGTTTGATTATGACCTGAGATATGTGCTGCAGTTCGCAGCATCACAGTAGCTATATCAGTGTCGGCTGAAAAGAAAAGTGTTGGAACATCTGCCTTAATTGCGTAGACCAAAGCAAACATAGACTTACCAGCGTTTGGTGCAGCAGCAACCATACAAACCTGCCCTCTTCTAAACCTGATTTGCTTGGACTTTAAATCATTCCAAACATCAGGTAGAGGAGTAGCCTTTGTAGTTGTGCTATTCCAAGCCCTGCGTAAATTAAGCAACGTCTGCCTCTCTCAAGGTTATACCTCGTTGTCTACGAATCCTCTTGCGTTCTACCGCACTAAGACCGCCCCATATTCCAAACCGTTCATTCCTGATGCCCCACTCTGCACACTCTTGCAAGTGGGGACATCTCTTACACATTGATTTTAACTGTGATATCAGTACTCTGTCTTCCCCAAGTTCGGGAAAGAATAATTCAGTGGAGATTTCTTGACAGAGTGGGTCCTCATAAGAAGCAGGCCCCCGCATTAGTTATCTAATCCAGACTGTATCGCACTTATCTGTTGCACCCTTAGGTGCAGCGCACATCCATCCCTTCCAAGGACCCTTAGTTCCTTGTCCAGATCTAAAGCTCATAGCACCGTGCTTACAATCAGGTGCATCTCCTGATGGTACCACTGTGGTACCACCCAATACCTTCTTAGCATAGGCAACTGCGCCACCTGTTGGTTGTGCAGTAGCACCAAGTGTGGTGCCAGTAGAAGTAATTAGTGTTGATAGGTCAGCGATTGATGTTAGAGATGCCTCTAACTCTGCCTGACTTGTTGCATATAGATTAACTAATGTTCCATCAGCCAACTTATAGTTGATCTGAAACTTAGTTGATTCAGGTGCAGCCATTTATTTTCCTCCAGTTTTTATATTTAATCTAGCGAAAGGTTGTCCCTCCACCTTTGGTACAAAGCCTAGTAGTTTTTCTACTTCGGCTGTGTCAACTGTAGCCCTGCCACTAACAGTTGTCCAAGTTATCTGAACACCACTAGCAGTCTCTCCAGTTATACCGTCAAACGCAGTTCGTAATGAATCTCGCTTTTCGGTCAGCTCTTTGATTTGTTGATCTAGTTGTAAGTACATCAAGGCTGAGTGATCAACATTGTTATCTTCAATAACAGGTAGGTCATCCTTGATACGTTCTTTTTTTAAGCCAGAGCAACCAATCTCACCTGTAGCATCAAAGTACTTACAGTATGACTTGCAGTAATTCTGATCTCTCTCAGGATCTGGTACTACCTCTGAGTCTTTAACTCCCGCTAACCAGTTAAGAGCCTCTTCAGCAATAGCAGGATCATATGGTTCTGAGTGAACTAATACATCTCGCTCATCACCATCTCTGGCTATGGCTACAAGATTAACAGTTCGGACTTTCCCCTTGCCCGACTTGTCAAGCAGGTAGCCATAGACCTGAACTTGCCAGCGTTGTTGTGTTGAAGGAAAGTAAGAAAGGTTTTGTTTCTTAACTGTCTTCCAATCTACAACATCACCTGACTCTGGAATGAATAGATCTATATGAGCTTTCATACCAGAATACTCAACTGCAGTTTCAACCCAATACTTCTCGCCCTTTGGATCTACACTGCGTATTGCTTCCTCAATAGTAGCGTGGATAGCAGTACCCATAATCGCTGCTAACTTTAATTCGTTCTCATTAGTTTCAGGTTGATCGTTAAGACGATACCAAACTTTTCTACGGCAACCACCTAACTCAGATGGACCTACCTGTGTCTGTTTAGATCTAGCCCTACCAGCATCCTTAGCCCGTAGTACTTGTAGTAGTAATTCTTTTGGGTCGCTCATATGGACATCCATCCTTCATACTGTGCATCAGGATTGTCCTGTAGCCACTGTGCTCTCATCTTGTTTTGCTCCTCCCAATTCATATCAGAGTCCCTACTTGATTTCAACCCATCCTCATAACCTTTTTCGTAGGCCTCTTGGATAGCAAACTTCCTAGTCTTGTTCATTATTTTTTCCTTCTCTTCTGCACCGCAATCTGAATTGGTGGGCAGGTATTAATATCTAATAAGCTGGCTATCTCAACCGCTTTTTGTGCCAACTGTGCTGCTTCATCTTGTACTAGAAACTTATCGCTTTGCCTGTTATACATATACCCAAGTGCAAACTGACCACCTGAACCAATACCGTAGTAGTTTGCTTCTGATTGTATAAAGGACATATCAGATGCAATATGGAATATAACTCCATTAAAGGCTATTAGATAATCAAAGCCAGCATCTTTATCTTTATCATTATCATTCCAAGCATAACCATTCTCATTGAAGGTTTTAATGATTGAAGGAATAATTCTCTTACCCATAAACTGCACTGGGTCATAGGTAACTTTATATGATGGTGGGTTCCAGTTATATGTAAGGATATCTCCTGGTCTAGTATCACCAGTAATGGCTAGTAGATACTGACCTTTCTCAATTATCTTTGGAGTTTTTAAGGATATAGTTCTAAGGTTATCTTCTGTGATCTGCGAATCCGCAGCTAATATACAGAAGTCTTTACCTTGTATACCTACAACTGTAGTCACTATCTCTCCTATCTCTTGTGGATAATGGTAGTGGAAAGAAACTCAACACACCAGTAGCGACACGCCGCGTATGATTCCCCTTAGTGGGTTCGGAATTGATTACAATATGAGCCGTGAGGCGAATTAAAACAGGCGGCGCTCTAAAGCGCCGCAGTGGTACGGTCTTTATGCTCCGTCTACCAAGGCTGCGAAAAAACAAAGAAAGCCTACCACCAAAGTTCGGCTCTGATCTAAGAGACCTTGGACCTTTACACGCCTGTCCCTGCGGTTCTATGACCTTTACAATTATGGCATCCTTCTATGATTATGAATTATCTTGGTACCACCTAGACGGTGAGTGTGCCAACTGCGGTAACTTGGTTATAGTTCCAACACCATTAGATAGGCCAGAGTAACTTCTACTAACTTAGGCTTAACGAGTTGGGCCATTTTGTTTTAACTACCCATACATTATCCCTACCCACTCCTGAAACAGCCTCAACTCGCCACTATTTGACCCTTAAAAGGGCATAAAAAAAGAGGGGCGCAGTTAAGCGCCCCCCTGTGTTGCCTCGCGGTATTAAATCTACTTTGAACCTAGGCCGTATTCTGCCTCAGTCTTATCAGCCCACTTCGCTAGTGGTGCAGCAATTGAACCGATTAGAATTGCATACTCTGGTGCTAGGTCAGCCGCAAGTGCTAATCCCATTGTTACTGCTGAAGCAAGTACAGCCCTTAGATAAGACTTAACTGCAGCCTTAGTCTTCTTGCTCTTTAACTTCTTTAGTAGCTCGTTCATTCATTTCTCCTGTTTCTTTTTAGGTAATGGCTTAGGAAGTGTTATCTTCTTAGGCACAGGACCCATCCAACTGAACCAGTTGGAATCATCTTTAGCGTACTGGTCTTTGATAGATATATGTAAGTGTTTATTATGTGGATTCTTTCCACTATAAACCCTTTCACCATCTACCTGATTCCAGATTCTACCTTTAAATATTAGATACTTAACCCTTGCATCTGACTGCAATCTCTTATAGATATCCTTGCAATCCACTCCATTATCTGGGTCGTGGGTTAGATCAACTGCTAATCCTGTATTGTGATCTGAGTTAGGATTTTGTTTAATGTGTGCCGATGAAGGCAATAAGCCGTCTGAGGCCTTCTTGCGCTTCGGCCAAAACGCTGTCGCTTGACGTAGTACTGCTATTGCAGCAGGAGTTGCCTTCTTTGCAACAAGTTTCATTGTTACTCATTTCTGTATTAGTATCTGGTATAGAGTGTCCACTTTTTCCTCTAGCCGATTGACCTGGTCTTTGAGGCTTGACCCACCATTGGGTTTAAGTTCAGACAAGAAATGTTTGACTAGGTGTCTTACACCCATTGCTAAAGCTGATACTAATGTTACAACAGATACTGCTAAGGCAGCCCAGTCATTTGCGGACATATCTCTCCTATGAAATAGATCTAATAGTTACGACCAATGTTCCTCCGTAGCCAGAGAAACGAGGTCCTGATGGTGTCTTATTTATAAAATCAAGTTCTTCAATAAGGCCAAGGTATGACTCACCTGTTCTGAAGTCTTGAACTCTAACTGTATCTCCCACATTTTCTACCTGCTCTAGTGCAGACATACGATCATAGGCAGATCCTTCGTATCCTTCTTCAACGCCAAACTTATCTGTCTCGTGGTCATAGCAGAATAGTGGATACTGAATCAAACGCTGACGAGGTACTGCAGGTAATGACTTTAAGTTATAGCCATTAAAGATTGGTCCCAATGAGACATCTTCAGTAGATCTAGTAAGGGTAAACTTAAATCCTAGATACTCTTGCGCTCCTGTTGGGTATGAAACTGTTACCTCTGGTACAGAACTTTGCTGAGCAAAGGTACCGATACGGTACTCATCACCATCAAAGGTGACTGTATCTATATTTAATCCACCATCGGTGTTATTAACTCTAGCCTGTAATAACTTATAGACCTTTAACTCTAATGTGTTATAGCGGATAAAGCCTGTCTGTAAGTATCCCTCTTCTATCTTCTCATCTAAGTTCTCAATATAGATAGCGCCATCAGTGGTTCCATTATCAGCAGTAGTAAATGCTAGTTGATTGGTATCACCCATAAAGGCACAGGCAGTAGTAATAAAGCCAGTAACTCCTGGCTTATATAGATCATTTGTATAGGCAAATAGTAGATCATTACCAAAGCGCAGACCTAGGTTAACTCTGATTACACCAGGTTCACCATCTACACCAGATGCACACCAGATGTATGAATCTCTTGCAGCAAAATCATATACGCACTGAGTGGTCTCTACTATCAAAGGACCATAGTTAATAGAGCCATCATCTGATACAACTGCTACGCGGATACCTGTGTTAGTACCAATAGCCATATAACCTAGGTAGTAAAAGATTCTGTAGCATCTCTCACCTACTGGTAGTTCAGCAGCAGTAATAGCGCTAGTTAAAGTAGGCATAGCACCAGCAGTGGTAAGAGTAAACTTCTGGATAGTAGATTGAATACCACTAAAGCCAGTTACATAAATAGCTGCACCGCTTGAGGTAATACTGGTATAGATAAAGTCATCTGTTGGGTGGGTATATACAGCAGTAGGTAAAGATGTAGCAGTAGTTGATATCTCATAAACCTTGTTATTGATACAAGCAACGATACGCTCTTTAGTAAACTCTAGAACTGCATTGGTTATGCTAACACTATTATCGCTAATCATTAGAGTAGGCGATACAGAACTATCATCTGATAGTAACTTCTTGTACATTCTAAATCTTGGTGTTCCAGCATTGAGTACGTTAGTTACCCAGTAGGCATACACACCATCATCACAGATACCAAATACTGGATAATCTGTACCAGCGTTGTAATCTATAAAGTGGATTACCTCAGCAGTGCCAGTTCCTAGTGGCGATACTGGAGTAGATACAACATCAGTTGCTGTCTTAGCATAGGTAAAAGTAGTAGTTGTAGGTACACCAGTGATGCGATACTCACCATTAAAGGTAGCATCAACACCAGAGATGGTGATCTGCATACCAACAGATAGCCCGTGTGGTGATGGAGTAGTTAATGTGGCTACGTTAGAAGTTAAAGCCTTGTTGTTAATAGATACGGTGATACGAGGAAATACTTTATCAATATCATATTCATCTGCTAATAAGATGCCATCATATAGATTGCTATTCTTTGTCCACTGAATAGATCTAGTATATTGATTAGGTCGTAAATCAGTTCTTAGTGGACCAGTAATTGTATGCACATTAGATACAGAGTTAAGTAGGGTTACTTGTCCTCTAGTCCAGATATCACAACCTTTAGATTCTGTATATTGAAATCTTAATGACTCATCTTGGATGGGTTCAAAGAAGTTAATACCTTGTCCTTGATGAAAGGATGACTGGCTTCTTAGCCACCAACCAGTAAGTGTTTGCTCACCAGCTTCTCTGGTCTGGTCAATCTGTTGCTTACGGTATTGCGCTGTAACTCTGCGATAAGGAGTATCATCGGAGGCATTAACAAAGAATGGTAACCCTGCAATAGCCATATCGTAGGCAACGCCAGTTAAGGCATAAGATGTAGCACCTGCTGGATTAGATAATGGTACGGGGATCCGTTCGGTAATATCATCGCCATATGGTGGAACCATTATTCTCCTTTGATTTTAGACATAAAGATAGGAGCCTTTTAACCTCGTTGCTCAGGAGGAAAACTTAGAGAGTTTCTTCTACTACTTCTTCTACTACAGGTGCTTCTAATGCTGCTGCCTCTTTAGCGGCTTGCTCTGCAGCATAGGCTGCAGCTTGTGCTTCTCGCTCTGCAATCTCTGCTCCTGATAGTGGAACATAAGAGGTAGTCTTTTTCTCGCAATCATAGATAACTTTCATATTACTCATTTACGATAGCCTCCCAATCTTTCTTATCTTCATTCCATTTGTACATAACGCCATCAGTAGGGTAAGCAACAGGTGCTTCCCATCGGCAGGTATCCTCATCTAGCAACCAAGAATCAAAAGGCTTAGGTGCTATGAAGGCATCTCTAACTGCATCATAAGTAAATCCAACTCCTGCATAATTCTTTCTTATGCGATTGTTGTATGAGGTCTGAACCCAAGTACCACCAAGACCTAAGTCATTGGCTAGGTAATCTTGTCCTCTATCCTCTGCGTTATCAGGTACAACTAATACCTGAGTAACTATATTGTTCTCATCTATCTGTGCGAAGTGTGCCATCATTCTCCTTTATATCGCATAACGAATTATAACTAACCCTGAACCACCATTACCACCATTAGAATTACCATCTCCACCACCGCCACCGCCACCGCCAGTATTAGCAGTTCCTGATACGCCAGCACCTGATCCGCCTGAACCTCCGCCACCGCCATTACCACCGCCACCTGCTCCGCCTGCTCCACCTAGTGGAGAAGCGCTAGGAAAATAACCGCCAGCACCGCCACCACCTGCATAAAAACCACCAACACCAGTTTGAGTTACAGTAGCCCAAGATGAATAAGTACTTACTCCTGCACCACCAGCAGCATTTGTATTGCTACTGTCGGCATTGGCACCTACTGCTCCAGCACCTCCACCGCCACCACCTTTATATGGATTAGAGCCATATCCAGTACCACCAGCATTGCCAAAACCAGTAGCACCACCTGAATTTCCTTGGTTTGCTGAACCAGCAGTTCCATCTCTGGTAGCGCCGCCACCTGAACCACCTGCTCCACCATTTCTATAATTTGTTGTGTTATCAGTAGCACCAAGTCCACCACCATTTGAGGTAATAGTATCAAATACTGAGT